GATACACCATACATCACCGAAAGATAATGTTGGATAGTTTCGTGCATTGCACTACCAAATAGTGTGTGAATGTTACCAGAACTTTCACCTAATTTATCTATATAATTTAACTTATATTGTTGGGGACAGCTACTCCACATTGAGTACTGTGAAAATGATACTTTTGCCATTGAGTTTATTTATGCCTTAAAGATACGAAAAAAAGGTGAGATTACCAAATTATACTTTAAGTTTCAACTTAGTAATTTCTTTCGGGTTTGTGCCATACGCTTCGGCAATTCGTTTAATTTCTTCTCTACCGGTAGTACTTTCGTATAATATATCCAAATATTCAGATGCTTCTTTGGTAGAAACCATAAACCATTTAGCTACTAAATCGATAATCCATTGTTCATAATCTTTTACCGATTTACCTTTCATATAACGAAGATATGTTTTACCTTTTGGTATGACTCCTATTAATGCTTTATAAACCGCTTTAGGAGGTGCTTCTTGAATATATGGTTGTATTTCTGCTACCATCTCAACCCAATCAGGATTCATAGACATATAACGTATAATTAACCAATTACTCCAAGTTTTTTTATCAGCATCATCTAACTTATCCCAATACTTTGGGTCTTGGTCTTTTGTAATTGCATTGATATGGTCGAATAATCCTTTTGCCATTAGTCTTCTACTTTTAGACCCGGAGGTAATAAATCATTTAATACTTCACCGCAATCACCACATAAGAATAACTCTACGGGTAATACTTCATCTTTTGGTTTACCAGTCAATAACTTTGAAATCTTACGAAATCCAAACCCTTGTACAAAAATTTCTCCACCGCATTTCTTACATGCAATTGGTTCGGTTTTTTCTAATGGAATTGGTTTTTCTTCCGGCGGTGCTATTGGTTGTCCACCTGCTCCTAAAATGTTAGCCATTATATAATATTTAAAATTTGAATTAATGTTGCCGCCGCGATAATTTCTTTATCTATTGCTACTGCTGATTTGGCAACTCCATCACCTAAAACTAAAATTACATTTGCGGTGTTTTCACCTGCATAATCATCAACTTTTTCATATAGTAATGTATAAAGGTCAGAAAAATCAGTAGCCTTTGAATCAAGAACCGTTTGCCTAATTTTCATATATTTGTTTCTCTTATCATCATTTGATTTAAGAACTTCGAGAACTTTTAACTTATAATCATTATCTAAAAGATTTTGTACATCAACTTGTAATTTACCTTTAAGAGAATTTAATTGACAGGTATTAATAATTTTACGAATATCTGGATAAGAAGAATCGATAATTGGAACTAAATCTTTTGGGTCAAACTCAACGCTTTCTGATTTTAAAATCTTACTCATTTGAATTGCCACATCTTTTTTAGTTGGTGGGGTAATTTGAAACGTTTGACAACGGCTTTGGATTGGTTCAATAATCTTTTCAATATAATTACAAGTTAAAATAAACCTACAATGTCTACTAAATGTTTCCATTAAATTCCTAAGAATTGCTTGTGCGTTAGGAGTCATATAATCAAACTCATCTAATATAATAATTTTATATTTTTTGAATCCCATTGATGATGCAAAGTTTTTTACTTTATTCCTTACGGTTTCAACATTGTTTTCATCGGATGCGTTAATCATCATAGTATCACAGTCGATTGAATTAACAATTAACTTTGCCAATGTTGTTTTGCCAGTGCCGGCTTTTCCGAAAAATAAAAGATGGGGAACATCTTCACTTTCAATATACCCACTTACTTTACTTTTTAAGTGTTCATTCCCAACATAATCATCTAGTTTAGATGGACGATATTTTTCCACCCACAACGAGTGATTTATTTGTTCTTCTTTAAATTCAAACATATTTTTATTTTTTATTTTCCTGTTGAGCCGAATCCACCATCGCCTCTTTCAGTATTAGTTAATTCACTTACTTCTTCTAATTCTATAATCGGATGTGGTATGATTATAAGTTGACAAACTCTATCTCCTACTTTATATGCAATAGAATCTAATCCATTTGATTTATTAAATGTTGCCTGAAGTTCTCCTCTATACCCGGCATCAACTACTCCAACTGAATTGCTTAGAATAAGTTCGGTATTTCTAATCGATGAGCGTGGGAATATTAATCCTACAAATCCATCTGGTATTTCTAAAGCAATACCCAATCCATATGTTATTTGAAATGTAGTATTTTCTTTGATTGTTGTTGCTACTAAATCCAATCCCGCATCATTATCTTTTGCGTATTTTGGAATTACTGCGTTGGGATTAAGCTTCTTTATTCTCACTCTCATTTTGTATATTTAATTTAAGGTTATGTTCTCTTAATTTCTTTCCTTCGTCCGAAAGTTCTCTGGCGAATAATTTAAAACGCTTACCATTTTGTTTACTCGTAAACGATATATAAGCATCTTTATTATTACTAATAGTAAATGTTACAGTTGGTTCTTCATCTGTCATATCCTCACCTGTCCATGCAAATATTTGTGGTTCATCTCCATCAAATTGGAATACCCATTCACATTGTTCTAACTTTTGAGGTGGTGTCATTTTTAATTCACCAATTGGTTCTAAATTTTCTTCTTGTGTGTTTTTAGCCTTTGCCATATTATTTTATTTTATCTTACAAATATACGAAAAAAAGTTTAGAATTCAAAAAACTTTTTTGCGTTTTGAGAATCAGCGGATGCCATTTCCCATTTTAGAGCGTTATAGAAATCAGTTAATTTGTTTTCCAATTCCGCTTTATAAATTCCGTCCCTATCAACATATTGATTAATAAAATCTAAAATTTCGATTGGGTCATTATAATCTCTAAATGCCACAGTATCTATCCCTAATGGATTACTTTTAAGATATACCCATTTAACTTTTTCACCATCTCTAATTGGTTCGTATTTAAACGGACACTCAAAGAATTTGAGTAATCGATTGTATGTAATACCGGCTTTAACGTGTGCAGGTGTTCCCTTTTCAAAATTAGCAATAGCCAACCCACTATCTTTTCTCCACTTACCTTTATCATATTTACTTAATTCTTTAATAGCACCACCTTTGGCGATTTTATTAATACGAAGATTTGGTAAACTCTTTTTAAATTCCAAAAGTGATTCATTTATCTCTTGATTTGTTTTACCCATTAAAATTTCTTTTAACATTTTAGCCATAAAGTCCTGAAATGCTTTGGGGAATGATGAACGTACTACGTCCAATCCTTTTACATCCAACTTATCACAAGGAATACCATTTTTCAAAATCATCCATTGTGCGTATCTTTTCTTTGCTACCCAAAATCCTGCCTTACTGATGTATTCCTTCTTAATTTCAAATCTATGTTTTTCTTTTGGAATACAAAAAAATCTTTCAGCTAACAAATTATAGAATGAATTCAAAAACAATTGTGTTTCGTCTGCAATGGTATTAACTTCTACCGCCATTCTATTTTGGTCAAAGGTTTTGTATTCAGGAAATCTATGTTTTACCAACGGCTCTGCCATCATATAAATTGAATCGGTATCAATGTAAACGTTATAATCGTCTTTTGTACCTAATTCTTTTTGATATTTTAGATTAGCCATTTCCGCAGTTTTTTTAATTACGGTTTGACCAGTAATTGTTACGGCTTCGGCGTTATCAATATCATAGAAACGAAATGCTACAAGTCCTAATACACCATACATCGAATTCAAAAGAATCTTTTGTACTAATTGTCTTTTTGCGTAAAAATCATACAGTTCGGTATTACCTTCTTCACCATATTTTTTTTCTAACTTTCTGAACTCAACTCTTTTATTAAACCAATTATCCAAAATATCTGCAATTAATCCAGGCTTCTTTTGAGTGTATAACACTCCATTTGCAGCCACACCTAATTGATTACCTTTGATAACTTCTTCTAATTCTTTCCTATTATATGTAAGCTGTTTTGTTTTCCCAACTACCGTGTATTGTTTTTGTTCACCTCTAACCCAAGATTCAGGATCCCAATTTGAAATCTTACCAACCTTAGTTTCAGGTGAGATATTTAGGGTCATAATGATTGATGGATATAGAGATGTTAAATCCAAATCATATATCCAATCATACTTTCCAACGATGGGTTCTTTTACATATGCTCCAATAAACTTATCTTCACCCGCTTCCGATTGTTCGGCGAGTTTATCTTTATGATTTTTTGGTTTATTTGGTGCTACTAATCCTTTTGTTTTAAGATACGCCAAACATGCACCTTCTAAGTATTTTGATGAAAAAATATAATCTTCATATGGAGTAAATCCAGAATGACAAATCGCTCTACTCAACTCAATAAATTGAAGTTTTGCATCCATCGTTACAATCAACTCTACGTCAGTAATGTTATACTCAATAAATTTTTCTAAATCATTTTCAAATAGGTCATCCAAACTTCCTTCGTATTCTAGCTTACCTCTACCCAATTCTTTTGTTGCTATGTGATTGAGTGTATAAGAACTTTCCAACCCAAAATTATATCTTTTATACAATCCGATATAATCCATAGTACTAACACCCGCAATACTATAACGATTACGATATGGTGACCAATATGTTTTGCCTATTGATGAAAGACGATTAGCCTGATTTTCTCCCGCTACGTTTTTAATACGATTGTAAAGATATGGAACGTCAAAGAAATCAATATTCCATCCTGTCCAAATTGTTGCATTTACACTTTCAATGTAAGTAATATATGCGTTTAATAATTCTCTTTCACTTTGGTAAATATGAATATGCACATCTCTACCATCCTTTTGGAATGATTTACCTTTTACTTTATTATTTTTATCAACAACAAATACGTGATATTCCTTTGTAGCATCATCATGCGCAGCTATTGAGGTAATTTCATTTTCTGCTTTTTCAATATTCGGTAAACCTGAATTCATTTCTACCTCAATATCAAATGTTAGAACTATATGCCCTTTAGATGGTGTATCATCGTTATACAAATCAACCAATACCCTAGTTGTTTCAGGTACATCCGATTCGAATAATTCTTCACCACTATCTTTTTCCCATTTATGCACTTTAGTTAATCGGTCACCATACATAGATTCATATTCTCCGTTTGGGTCTTTGATATATGCATATTTTTTATAAGGAAATGTGCGATACCCTAATGTATCATCCCACAAGTGAATTAAGTTCCGGTTTCTTTCAAAGAAAATATTTTGATACATTTATTATGTTATGGTTTATAAAATATAAAAATTGGTTCGTATTTGTAAAATTGTCCTTCTATTTGCATAGAGTTCTTCGCTTTGGATAAATCCATTCCCGTCATAGGACTCATTGTCATTCTTAACTTACCTTTGTACTCACATCCTAATTGTGTGAGGATATCAATACTATCTTGTTCCAATGGATAAAATTTATCAGGCCCAACTTTAATATCTGCGATATTCCAACAAATGTATCTATCGTTTCGTAGATATTCAAAAATTGTTGTAAGTGTTGGTTTTAAGAATCCGTCTCTCCAACTTTCATAGTTACCAAATTTCTTAAATGATTGC